TAGGAATAGCCAGGTAATCCCAGCGGTCTGCCGCAAGGATATTGAGTGTCGGTGCGAACTTATCTGCTGCCGCATTCTGTTCCTCCGCCGTGATGGTAACAGGGTCTTCTCCTTCTTCGCCCGGAACCGTCTTGTCCAGTTTCTTCTCCTGGAAGTACAGCTTCACGCGATACGGGGTTTTCTGATACCCCAGCAGGCATTTCGTGATGTAGTCCTTGTTGTCTGCATCCAGCTCTGCAGGGATGTCATCGGTGGTGTAGATAACCTCTGGTACACTCAAAGGCTCAATAGTCTCATCCTCGTAAGTATGCTGTGTGAACAGTTTAGCGTAGAGCGTTGGCTCAACTTCGAGAATCAGTGCAACAATGCCGCGCTTGCTGCGTTCAATAGCTTCAATGCCTTTTTCCTGGAACGTAATGGAAATACTAGGCATGCCTAAATGTGCCATTTAATTCACTCCTTTTATTATTCTTCATCCTCTTCCCGTGCAATGACTTCCACATCGCGCGGGCCATGGACATTTTCAAATTTCAACTTCACATCTTCCATGTAATGTTCAGAGTGTGGCCGCTGGATATAATCCAGATAGCTTATACTCAATGTTACTTGCAGAATATCTGCATCATCACCGACGCGAGAGTCGGAAATCCGCCCAACATGCAGGTACCGGTCCGCTGCCCTAAACCCTTCAACAAACAGCCCATGTATCTGCTCGAAAATGTCGAGGTAATGGATTTCATTGCGCTGCTCATCTTTTGGAAAGTAAGTCAGGATGGCCGATATTGTCCGCTTGAAGGTGTACTTCGTCTGGCGGCGCGTGGTGGTGATGAACTTGATAAAAAAGCAAGGTTTTTTGAACCCTTCCAGCACTTCATCTGCATACACCTTGCAGCCGAACTTTGCTTTAAGCAGCGCGGCCACAGCCCTGATTATGTCAGACTGTTGGAGCTGTGCAGGGTGTCGATAGCGTTTACTCACTGTAATACCCCCTCCAGGGCTTTAAGCAGCTTCTCGCCCATTTGTTTCTGAATATCAGAACCCTCATCATCTAGCGTTTTTTCAACAAAATGCGTACCCTGAACAAATCCTGTGACGCGACCTCCACGTGTTTTTTGGATATGTCCGCGTTCTACCAGGTGAAAATGTGGTGATTTATTGTATATATGCGCTTCTGGGGTTCCCGAAAAATCAGAAGTCATCTCCATGCGCCAGCTTCTCTTAATTTTGCGTCTTCTTTTCTTTGAGGTTGGAGAATTCTTTCTAAGGGCTTTAACCATCGTTTGGGCGCCTTGCTCCAGTGTCATTTCAGTTGCAAGGGGAAACTCTTTTTGGGCCCTAGATAGCTTTCCGCAAAATTCTTCAGGACTCATAGTTCAGTACCTCCAACTGGTTCCTCGCCAGATGCTGGCTCTTCAACTGGTTCCTCAGTTGGTTCCTCTTCTGTAACTTGTTCGATCTGGTTTTCACCCATCTCGCGGATTTTACACATAAGTTCCAGCTTGGCGTGAGCTTCAGCAGGGTCAATGATGGTATCAATCGTATAGACCTTATCCCGATATCTGACGAACATATCCGTAGTTACATTCGCCCGGTAGCGGATGGTTATTCGAATGGTATCCTTCACGCCCTCTTTGTGGTTTTCCATATAAGCCGCCCCGCGTAAAGGTTCAATCTTGGCCCATATTTTATGGCCGATGGCATCTACCATCTCCTGATGAGTCAGATTATATTCATCCTCTGTCTCTGCAAGCTTCAACAGATTAACCCGCTTATTAAGATGGCCAGCACGATAAGGAGCATCGTTTTGGAATACGCCGTCATTCATGTTCTACCTCGCTTTCTGCTGCCTGATGACGGCGAAGCTGGGCTATGATGGCCACAATTCCGCTACCAGGCATATCATCAAACTTGGTCAGCATATCAGGACGGTCAAGGCTGCGTGTTACTAACACAATGACAGCCTGCTTATACAGGGATGAATTGTAATCCACGGTTACGCCTGCCCCTGCAAGGTACTCTTCAGCTGCTTTTTGATGCATAACAGCATTGGCGATTGATAAATCATCGTCTTCATCAATGTGCAGGAGCCTGGCCAATTCCTGCTCCGTCATTTTTTTTCACCTGCTTTGGTTCTGCCCTTGCCTTTTCCGGTTTTACCTGGCTCAACCTCTGGCTCGGCTTCAGGCTCAACCTCTGGCTCGACTACGGGCTCAACCTCTGGCTCGACTACGGTGGTTTCCACCTTAGATGGAGCGATATAGCCAGCCTTGGCCAGAAAGGAAACACGCTCTTTATCCTCATTTGGATACACATCCCCAATGCGATATGGGATGTGAGTGTTCTTGTCAATGAAAGGCTTTAAAACAGTGCTCATTTTCTCACCTCCAGAAACAGCAAAGGCGTGTCCGACTTGGACACGCCCGCTATGTATTAGTCTTAGATTGTGGCAGCTTTCTTAACACGGATGAAGCCGTTCTTGCGAACTACATTACCACCAATCATGGTAACGCCACGGTTGGCAATCATGCCTTCCTTGAACTTGTAATCGGTGGAACGCTTAACCTCGGTAGCACTGAACTCTACCAGCTTATAGTTCTTCAGGTTACCATAAGCCATGCAGTAGGAACCGCCCTCAGTTGCCTGCTGCGTCAATGCAGCGCAGGCACTGTTGATGAGGTATGGGATACCATTGATAAAGCCAGTGTTACCGTTGCTCTTAATGTCGTAGAACTTCTCCTTGGTGGTAGTGCGAACCTTGGCAAAAGCCAGCAGGTCAAGCTTATTGAGAATCAGGACTGCAGTTCCCTCAACTTCCTCACTGCCGCCATAGTTGAATACAATCTCATCCAAGGTTGTATCATCAATGGTGCTCAGTGTCAGGTCAGTGTTGGCATCAATGGCAGTTGCGCCATCATCGAAGATACCTACAATCTGGTTGGTACCGCCGCCACCGACAAGGATCTGCTTGCTGAGCTTCATGCGCAGGGATGTACGAACATTCTGGAACACATTGTCAGCATAGTTGGCATCAGGCAGTTTAAGCAGCTCTTCAGTTACCTCACTGTAAGCTGTAATCTTAGCCTTGTTCATGTTGGCGTACTTATAAGTGGTATCAGCTGTTGCCGCTGGCGCACCTTCAGCGGTGTAATCACCAGATGCAATGCTGTCAACGTATGCTTCCTTGTAGGACTCACCGCCATGCAGGGCAAGATGATCTACGCCATCCACTAAGCTGGAAACAACCTCGAAGGTAGGGTTAATTTCCTTGCCGCTCATTGCTGGAACAATGATTGTGGAACCATCACCAACGGATACGGCGCGAAGCTCACTCTTAAAGCCCAATGGGCTCTCTACGCTACGGTTCTCCTTCAGGGCTTTACCTTCGTTCTCACGCTTCTCAAACTCACTTTCGAAAGAAGAACGGCCCTCGGAGTGTACGGCACTAAAGCCTTTGCCTGGAACAAACTCAGGCTGCTTATTACGCATCTCCTGCTCATTGCTGACAGCAGCTGTGCGTGCCTCAGCTTCCTGCTGTTCAGCACTCTTAGCATTGGCTTCTGCTTTCTGCTGCTTGGTCTGCAATGCTCTTAATTCAGTCAGATCCTCATTAAGGGCCTGCAGCTCCTCGTGGATGGAACGAAGCTCCTCAACATTCTCACACTTTTCGGACTTTGCCACCAAAACAGCCTTGCGCTCTTCCTTGCGCTTAATCATTTCCTTAAGATTCATTTCAGTTACCTCCCATGATTCGGTTTTTCAACCGCAAACATTCGATTGCGGCCTTTTTGTTGTTACGGCTTTCGCTCTCCAGCGTATGTTTCTGACGGGCGTTCTCCAACGCCTGTTCGCCGCTCTCCAGCAGCCGCCCATCAGAACGGGCAAATATATCAGTATCCTCATATGCAGGATACGTGACTACAGATACTTCAAAAACCTTGCTTATGGCCTTAATATGACGCATTGGCATTTCCTCGTCCAGGTCTTCCCATTCTTCATCCTTGACGCGAAAAGCAAAGCTCATGCCATCCATGTCACCACGACTGATAGCGGAATAGAGCTTGCTGGCTTCCTCGTTGTTCTCTGTATCCAGCTCAGCCCTCATAAAGAGTCCTTTTTCGTCTACCTTCAGCGTCATGGTGCTGTTGCCGTTATTCCGGCGACTACGGGCCAGTGGTATCTTTTCAGCATCGTGATTAACAAAAAGAGCAACATCAGACATGTCAGTCTTATCGAAGGCCCCGCGCTCAATAACCTCTTTGAACCAGGTACCAATCTGGGTGATGCTGTCAAAAATTGCAGGGTGCCCTTCTATGACCTTCTTGCCATCTTCTTCCGCTGCCCGGAACTCCTGCCCGGAATAGCATCGTAAAACTGTACGTCTATCTTCCTTG